GGTAAGCGGAACGAAGCTACGGGCGAGAATAAAGGCTGGCTCTGAGGATACCAATTACTTTGTAAAGTGGACTGCTCTAACCTCTGCCAATAACACATTCGAGAATATAGTCAGGCTGCGCGTCTTACGTCAGATAGGCACATAAAAAAAACAGCTCCCGGCGCTCGTTCTCACCGGGGGCTGTTTGATAAACGCTATGGGAGGCGGTCTGCAATAACCTCGACGTCCCAGTACTTGTAGAACACCGTCCACTCTTTGCAGATATCGGTACCGTCGTTCGTTCGTATAACGCAGCCGTATGGCTCCGCTATAATAACCGGACCTACTATCATGTTATGATAGTTCTGCGTTCTTTCTTTGCGTCTCGCAACGACCATATCGCCTACTCTAATCATTTATCATCACCTCCTGTTCTTTATAAAGAAAAATCAGCTTGCCTTCTTCTCGAAGCTGCTCTGCGGTTTTAATTTTTCGTTTCTTACGCTGCGCTGCTTTTCTTTTTCGCTTTTCATATCGCTCTATAATTTCATCCTCAAACTTCTTGGTTGTCCACTTCTTCTGAATCTTGTAGAACACTTCGCTGTCGAAACGGCGATAGAATATCTTGCTGTCGCCAGATTCAAATACATTCTCATCGGCGTCGTTCTGTGTGCTTTCAGAGTCAGCCCGTTCGATGAGCGCCGCCTTGATGGAGCTGGGGAGCTTCAGCTTATTTTCTTTTGTGCAGGGAACGTCAGAGCCGGTCTGCGGGTTCTTGATGTTTTTCCAATCCACTATTAGCCAATCAAGAAGCTCATCGTTAACCGCCTTGTCATCGGTCTCCATCTTCGGCATCCCGGAGCGCCTATCAATACCCTTCTTGGTTGTCCACTTCTTCTGAATCTTGTAGAACACTTCGCTGTCGAAACGGCGATAGAATATCTTGCTGTCGCCAGATTCAAATACATTCCGCTCATCATCCGACACAATCTCAATAAACTGTCCCATAGGTCTCCTTTAAAAAATGAAGGGCAACCATTCGGGAATTCCGAACAGCTGCCCTTCCGGGGTTATTGTATGTCGCATAACCGCCAGCCGTAGATTTCATACGGAGGCGGGCGTATCTTATTGGAGTCTAGACCTCCTCGCACCCTTGACAACTACCTATTGACCGGCGGTTGCTCGCTGGCTTGCTAGGCTACTAACGGCTATGCGACGCTCATCTTAATAGAAGCTCAGCTTGATTTCGTCTTCCAGCGTCGCTGATGCAAGCCCCTGGAATTCCACAGCCATCGTCTTCTCAAGGTCGCCAGAGAGTTGTGGCAAGGTTCCGCGAGACTGCGGCATGGCAAGCTGCACGCGGGAGCCAGCGGCAGACCCGCCCCTGAACATCAGGTTTACATCAACCGCATCGGATGACGCGAGGATACCAGACTCCTTAAAGAAATTCAGGTCATTGGAGCGCAGGTACATATTGACGTTCGCCTTTACGTCGCGCTGGTCAGCGATAAACGCGGTCGGGTACTGATTCGAGGATATCTCGTCTTCGAGATATTTAATTCCGTTATTCAGCGTCACGTCAGACGAGATAATCGGTGTGGGGGTAGTGCCGCCATCGAAGTAGCACAGCCCTGTTCTCGCTTCAATCGCCGTACCGACTTCGGTGCCGGTCGGGAGATACGGCTCGATATGGTCGTTTGCCGCATAGGTGTAGCCGGTTATACCGGAGCAGGAAACGGTTGTCGCGCCGACTGCGGTAATGGTATATCCCGCACCGGAATTGTGATAGTTGCCAGCGCTGTCATCCCAAATCTTAATCTGCATCCCCACGCAAAACTGCTTCGCTGCGTCAGCGGTAACGGTAAAGTCACCGGCAGAAAAACCAGATACAGCAGCCTTACCGCACCACTTCATCGTCATAAAGCCGCCAGAGAATGTGAAGTTAATCGCACCCTTGTTGACGAAATTCGCTTTGAATTCGTTGACGGTTGCGCCGATAAGCGCGAATACCATGTCCTTCAGTCCGATAAAGATAGACATGGAGATGTGGTCTATGTTCTTCGGAGTATAGGTTACGCTATGACCGGCGTAGGTGGTCGTTGAACCGAACGCGCCATAGAGCAGGACGTGACCATCGGGAGCCGAGCCAGCGGTGCCAGCGGGTCTGCAGTACATCGGAAGGCTCCACGTCCCGGCGGGGACCATGTCGGCAAACCGAACGCGCTTCGAGCGTGAATTTCTTACTTCGGTCGAATCGGTATAGCTCGGACTCTGATTAAACTCTGGTGCGCCAGAGGGGATGACGAGATTGTTCGCAGATGGCAGGACCATCGTTCCGGGAGTGCCCTCCGGTACGACAAAGACCTGAGCCTCGCGCCCTAACTGAATCTTATTGGTATAGCTCATTTGTTAATCCTCCAATTATTCATCCAGCTTTTTTTATGTCCATTTTGGTGCTGATGGATGCTTCAAGTTTTTCCGGTTTAACTTCGCTTTCTGCCCGCCAGTAAATGGGAGCTGTCAAGCAGGATGCTGCAAGCTCATCGCTTACCTCGACAGACTGCCCCGGCGCTATCGTTCCAATCCCGATAAGGCTCAGGGGGCAGGAATATACATTCGTGATAGTCTTCATTCCATCTCCTTATAGCGAATAAGGGTCAAGCTCTTTATGCTCATAGCGGATAGTAAACGCGATAATGCGCCCGCCGATATTATTGTTGTCGATAAAGAACGGGGTGGAGCCGGTCTGTTCGGTATAGCTGGCGTAGCCGCCTCGAGTAGAGTCTGCCATTATGGCTTTAATCGTATCGGCTTCAAGCGAATTGATGCGCTCGGCTATATCGTCATAGCTCGAATCCCACACTTCAACCAGCACCTCCATGTCCTTTATGACCTTCGTATTCGAGCCGAACATCTCGCGCTCGACTATCATCTCATCGCCCTCGAATACATAGACAGATGGAAATGCGTTGGTATCTACGGACGGGGAAGCGCGAAATACACGCTCATCGCTTACGTCGTTATCATACCCGTTCGCCTTCTTCACGTTCCTGATTGACGCAATCAGGTTGTCCATTATGTATTCTCTTATGCTGGTTGCCATATAGCCCGTACAGTATTTGAATGGTTAGGTCTGTATTTGTTCTTAAGGGAAAATAAACGCGGTTCGCCTTAAAGTAGCGATTGCCGCGCCTCGTCTCTTTCAATTCAAGCTCGCTATCTTGCTGCGTCGTTGGCGATACGTCTTCCAATTTCATTCATCACCATAGGTACGATTTGCGTCAGCGCCGGTCTTAAGTAAGGGCGCTTCGGTATCTTGACTTGCTTGACCAGCCTGAATAATGGCACTATCTTCCCGCGCCCGACCTTGCCCATAATATAAAGTCTTCCGTGACGGTTAAGGATAAACGTCTGTGCAACACCCAAATTTCCCGCACCCCACCTCTGTCTTCCGGCGTTAGTAAAGGCGCTGTAATTCTTTGCCTGATAGCGCTCGCGTCCCTGGCTCCACTTTAAATGCCGTAAGGGGATGGTAAGATACTTCGCCCGCTTCGGTCGTATCGTCCCGCCTTCTTCGTGGATTCTGGCATAGACTACATTGCTGCCGATAACGCCACGGTGCGTATTACCGTCGCGCTGGTATCCCCATGTGATGCTGTCGCGCAGCGTTCCGCTCCGTACCGATAAGCGCGACTTGCTCGGGGCAAACGAGCCGCCGCCGGTAACGTTTCGCTTGGCGATAACCTGCGCCTTCATCAGATACTTCTTGAATATCTGCTCAACGCTCTCAGGAAGGTTAAGGCGCTTAAGCGGTCTCGCTCGTGGGGCTAACAGTCTTAGTCGCATTCCAGCTCTGCTCGATTTTGAACGCTGTTTTGAAAATTTTGAAAGCAAGTACTCGTTCGTTTTTCGTTACGAAACGAGCAGGATATTTTTGCCAAGTGCTTGATATTCCAGAAGATGCTTGTTTTTTACAACGGAAATACAACGCGAATAAAACGCGAATACAACGCTCTATCTTCTATCTTCATCTTCAAAGAAAGAATATATAGGGCGAAAAAGGTATCACCTTTATTGCCTATATGAGCGATAGATGTTCAGTATTGCCCTTACTTCCGGGAGTAGCTGAGTCGGGCCAACCGGGGTGGTCGCAATAACCACGCTGCCGCCCTGATTGCTCTGGCTCTCAACGCCAAGACGTTTCCTCATCTCGAAGGTCTTAGCAGCTTCCATAATACAGGCGAGCTTTAAGTCCTCCGGGATGGTCGTAGCTGTATATCCACCCTTATAGACTACCTTAACGTTCTTTCGCCCGTCAGCGAAGTAGCCGCCATCGTCAAGCTCGATAAGCCCGTCATCGTTATAGATGACATATTCGGTAGTATTAATCAGGGTGTCGGCTCCGTACGCCCGCGCTGTATCGTCGTGCAAGCTCGTTACCGAAGCAACAGGGATGCGCTTAACAATAACAAAACTCTTGCCGCCGCCGTCAAAATACTCGGTAATATCATTGCCGCCGTTATTATCCCACACGCGTCCGCAGTAGCTCTCGAAGCGCTTGCTGGTCATCGTAATCAGGCTGGACAATAAAACGTCATATTTATCGACATTTGACATACCTTCGAGATAGCCCTTCAGGTCGGGCAACGTGCAAAGGTCTAGTGCCATGTGCTATACCTCTTGGTGCGGGAATTCAGGTAATAGAAAAGGAAGCTCTCCATCATAAGGCAGCCGAGTTTCATATATGTTGTTTTGGATATCGTTTAGACAACCTAGATGTACTTCAAAACACCCCTTAAAACGAACGAGATTGGCTTATAAGCGGCGATTTTATCTCCCCCTATCGTCTACCTATCCGCTTTTAGAATGTCAATAAGGCGTTCTGCCGATTTTCTCCAAGTAAAACGATACCTTATGCGCTCTGCAGCCTTTCTCGCTTTTACCCGCGCTTCGGTATAGTTGTTGAAGACGTGCGCCATCCTTATCGCGAGGTCCTCGACGCTCGGCGCAGCGCTATGCGTGTGGAGGTCGTACTGCCCGTGATAGAAGCGCCGCATATCGTACTTGATGGGGTAGCCCACATAAGGGTCGAAGAAGTCAGCCGTGCCAGAATACTGTGTGGCGATACAGGGGCAGCCGGTAGCCATCGCCTCGGTTAGTGTGAGCCCCCAGCCCTCGCCCCGTGTGGGGAAGACGAAGCAATGAGCGCTATGGTACAATTCGACCAGCTCTTTAAGCGATAGGTTGCGTGAGTCATAGATAACGTTATACTTCTTCTCATAGATATCCCCCATCGTGGTTTTAAGATAAAGCTCGATGTCGGGATTGTCTTTCGCGTTCATCGCCCACCACGCGGATACCACTTCCTCCCAGCCCTTTCTCGGGTTCGGCGCGCCCAGCCATAAGAATCGAAACGGGACCACCTTCGGGAACGAGCGCTCCTTAAAGGTGTAGATATCTGTATTGCATCCCTCGTGGCAAACACTTATCGGCTTATCGGTATGCGGGCGAAAGATACGCTTGTTATGCTCGCATGGTACGATGATATGGTCAGCCTGATTAATACCTTTGATAAAGCTCGCCGGTATCTCCTCGGCTTCGTACATCGTAAAGAGATAGTTTTTCTTGCCCTCTATCTTCTGGAATTTGTCTGCCGTCTGAATCTGTACGCTCTGATAACCATCCGGGCAGATATCGGCAATCTCGGCTACATGGCGCTTCATATTTCTCGCGTGCGTCGAATAGCCGTAGGCATTACCAATGCCCATCCCGATATCACACCAATGTATCTTCAGCTTCTCGGACATATCCTCCCTCGGTTACTGTTTTGGTATCGTCAGTCCCAGCTTCTCGCGAATAAAGCCAAGCAAGGTCTTCTTTCCCGTATGGGTAGCCAGGAAGCGAAAGATAATGCCCGCCGCAATCAGGAATATATCTATCGCCAATGAGACATCCTCGCCGGTGTATTTGTCGAAGCCGTTTGCCTTTAGTATCTGATGTATCAAGAGCGCGATATAGTTTATATAGCTGCGCTTTCCTATCGTGGTCATATCAGCACCTATGTTTTAAATATCGGGTAGTGTACTATGCCGTTATAGTAGACCGGCCCGTAGCTGACCGGCGTAAAGGTTACTATCTCTTTTGCGGTCTCGGCGATTGATACGGTCGAGCCGGATGGCATCTGTGAATTGGAACCGTCTGTCTTTATGTTCGGCACGCCTGCGCTGAAGAACTGATAATCACTTATGTCGGTAGCTCCCGGTCCAATCCATAACGCGCAGACTGCGTGATAAAACTTCTTCTCCTCGTTCACTATCTGAGCGATATGAATGGGGAAGCCAACCGGGCTGTCCGTAATGTACTGCTTGACTTCTCCGAAATGAAGATACTGCGCGGGCAGGAGCGCTTTATGTTCGCTCATATCGCCAAGAATACAGGCAAGCAGGATAGCCTCGCTCAAGCACCATTTTTTTGACCACGGCGCGTCAGAGTTGCTTCGTATCTGCGCCGAATTAATGCCGTAGCCATAGGCGTCAATAGCTCTTGTCCCTATCTCTCTATGAGCTTCTCGCGATAGCGACAGCCACTTGTCGCGCAGCGTGCTTCCGTCAAGCCCGTATTTATTGAGAAGCCAGCGCCAAAACGCCCGTATCTTCGCCCTATAAATCCACCTGTATATGATTTCCATTATCGCCATAATCTCCGGTGGTTACTTGGTGACTATTAGGTTCAGCGGCTCCACGCCCTTACGGTGGCACTTGGGGCAGGTGTCGGGCTTAAAGGGATTGCCAAAATAGAAGCGATGACCGCAGTAGGTACATTTCCACCATTGTTTATCCATCATAGGACTAGATGCTCCCTTCTCTGGCATTGGATATCGCACGGGAAGATACAGCCACCATCACACGGCTCATCTTTCTCGTTCAGCTTCAGCTCTGATATGTGAGCCATTGGTTCGCACTTACGCGCGAGCGCGTGCGAGTAGCAGCGGTAAACCATCCCGTCGGGAAATACGAGGAAGTATTCCTTCCCAGCCGGACAACTCTCAACTGCGCCATCAGGCTGCCATTCGTGCCTGATATCTCTTATCAGCTTTATCAGTCGCTCGCTGTCAATCGTCTTGATGATGTCGTCCATCTGATTTAAGACATCCTTATGCTCATTCCAATTAAAGCCCTGCTTAAGAACGGGATGGATATTGACGCGAAGAAAGTGCTTGTTGAACTCGGTTATCGCTTCCTTCACCTGCTCGATATTGTCGGGCATCAGCACCAGCGTAACCGTGATGGGAAAGCCGCGCTGTCGCAATACTTTAATGTTGGCGAGAAATTTATCCATGTGGTGATAGTGATAGCTCGCCGTCCACGTTAATATGTTCGCCGGTGTTATCTTATCAATGGCATATTCAACCATCGTATTGCTCGTGATATCCCACGAGCAGGAGCGCGGCAGGTGTTCGATTAAATCAACCAGCCCCGGATAGAGCGTTGGTTCTCCTCCGGTCAAGGATAAATGATAAGGGCGAAACGGCGCGAGCGCAGCAAGCCAATATGCCCAATGAAGCTCGCTCTCTATCTTCCACTCGTTACCGAAGGCATTGAGCTTATAGCTCTTATCCTGTTCTATAGTCTCCCATTTGTAATCGCAGTAGCGGCACCTGTTCTGACAGCGAAACGTCGGGATAAAGATTATGCGGTTTACCTTTTCATACAGGCTCATAGCTCCACCCCGTCTATCAGGTTCAGTTTGTCCCACGAATACGGTGGTTGAAAATTCGTCGTTGCGTGACGAGATTTCAACCATGTGTCCGGGCTGCTCAAATCCTCTCCGTTATAATCGCCTGGCTGATGTACGCCATAGAAGCCGATGTTCTGGCTTCTGCTTAAAAGCGGGATAAGCTGGTGCTTGTGGTTAATCGCCCGTATTGCGTTTAACAGGCAGTCCTGAGTATAATTCTGGCATACGCCGTCTTTATACTCGCGCTCGTAATATTCGGGATTGCTCTCCTGAAGGGCTGTCTTAATCGCCCCGTTCATATACTCTATCGGGTGCGTGACATAGGGCATGATGTGGTCGCTGAATAGGTTGAAGTCATCTCTGTCTATCGCTACGCCCCACGGATGATACCAATCGAACCGCTTGACCGATGCAGCGTCGTCAGGGCTTGTATTCAAAATTCTTGACAGCGCCCCGACGGTAAACATTTTCTCGTCTTTAAAATTGAAAAGCGCGTATTCGCAGAAGCGGATAAAGTCGTCGCTTACAATGATGTCGTCTTCGACGTAGAGGATGTAATCGTATTTATGGAATTGGAACAGCTCTTTAAACGCGAGCAGGATATTTGCGTTAAGTCCGATGCGGGAGTCTCGTATGTGGAACCGTATGTCGGGATAGTCTTCCTGATAGAAGTTGCGCTGCACCCTGCCCTGCCCGTCGATAAAACAATGCCACTCATACTCGCGATGCTCGGGGCAGCGAATGATTGACTTAAAGCTCGCCTCCAACATCTCCGGTCTGTCAAAGCCAAACGATACTATCGCCCGCCTCATCTATCCTCCTACTGATATTTTCTGAACAGTACAAGCTGGTGGTCGTTAGGGTCTTTATCCGCTGCGCTCTTATCAAACCTGCTTATTGGCCCGAAGCGCTTAAGCACATAGTCCCATACCGTACCCGCCGCAAGGTCCATAGATGAGCGGCTCCACATGACCAGCAGACCTCTCGGCGCGATAATGTCAGCAAAGAGATTCACCGCGTTATCTGCTTCCGACGCGGAGATGTGCTGCAATACCAGCGAGCTATGTATCAAATCGAATTGACGTTCACGCAGCTTCTCGGTTTCGCCAATCGGTAACCAATCGGTAAGCTCATACTGCTCAATCGGTAAGTATTGCTTGGCAAGCTCTATCATGTTCGGGAAGTCGTATCCGACTATCTTCTTCACCCCGCTGTTATAGAGCCACTTGATAAAGCGCCCCACGCCACAGCCGAAGTCGAGCGCCAGTCCCATGTTATGCTCGTTTAAAAATGGCTTTACCTTCTCGTCATAAATCGGGAAGAGAAATTCAAAGTCGCCGCGCGTCTCTATATTTCGCTGCGCTTCTTCGAGCGTATTATATCCAGACCAATTCCAGCTCATTATAAGTCCTTTAAAAAATGGCAGAGCAAGTAGGATTTGAACCCACACCTTTCGGGTTGGAGCCGAAAATTCTACCGTTAAACTATTGCCCTACAAAATGGCGGGGCGTCCGATTGACTCAGTCACCCCGCCTTAAAGCTGCTATCGCTTACGCGGTAGCGTTACATATCCAACGCTTGGTCGGTATGCTTACGCGGTAATCAGCCGCACGAAGCCCTCGTTCAAGCCGCAGGCAAACGCAATCCTCCAGTAGATTCTGAACTGCGTCTGAGCGTATTTGAACAGACCGTACGGGTCAACGTCGAGCGAGTTTGCCTGACGCCGCACCCCGATAAGGTAGCGCTGCAGGTTACCGAACAGCACAATCGGCCGCTTAGTGCCGTCCGTATAGGGCATCTTCTCTACAATCTCGTACGGGTATTCCCAAATGGTGTTGGGAACTGAAGCGCCGATAGGACCAAAGATGAACTGGTTATCGGAGGTCTTCATCGTGCGGATGTAGTGAAAGATGTTCCGGTGCATATAAAACTTGCTGCCAGCCAGCTTGTTGGCGGACAGCTTGGCAATCATGCTGGACAGGTTCGTGCCGGTAATGGTCGAGATAGAGCCGCTGGTCAGAACGCTGTAGCCGCAGATGGCGGTGGTCAAACCGGAGGTCGGCGAGCCGGTCCCGGCGAACACCTGATTGTCCATCTCCTGCCCGAGCGCTTCTGCGAACAGACCGGTCAGCCAGGAAACGATATCAACGGAGCTGTCATCCAGCAGGTCGTTGGTGGCGACTGTAAAAGCGCCAACGCGCTTCGCGGTCAGCACGACTTCAGTCACCTGCGGGTTGCTCTCGTCGAAGGCGGAAGTGTCGTCATCTTCCCACGCCACGGTCACGCCGGATGCTTCAGCGGGAACGCGCTTCACGTCAGTACCCATCGGCATAATCCGGCAGTCGCGCAGGGCTACGCTGTTCAGTCTTGCGAAGGCAAGAATCTCAGCGGCGTATTCATCGGGCACCAGATAGCCAGCGGTGGCTGCGGTGGAGGTGGTCAGCGTGGTCTTGGTCTGCATATCGCGCAGGTTCTTAATCGCATCCGGGTCATGCTCGCGTGATGCTTTCAGAACGTCGATAAGATACTTGGCAAACCGCTCGGTCTTCCCGGGGTCGGCAATCTTGGTATAGCTTTTCAGGAACGGCATCGGGCGGGAAGCATCCCACGATGCAAGCCGTTTCAGGTCAGCGCCCATAACGTCGAGGTTATAGCCGCGGTACACGGGAACGGTCTCATCTGAGCCGGGAACGGGAATTTCCAGCTTCTCGGGCTGGCGGGTGGTTGCGATACCCTTGCGCTCAAGAGCGGTCAGGATTTCGTCGTGGCCGCCGAATTTCTCTTCCAGCTTCGCCAGCTTCTCTTTGTGCTCCTCCTGAGAGGCTTTAATCTCATCCTGCTTACCAGCGATGTCGGTAAGCATAGACTTTAAGTCAGCAAATACTTTTTCATTCTCCATCGTTCATTACTCCTTTAATCTGCGAGCGAGAGCAATCAGCTCATTCGCTTCGCTTGTCTTTACAGTCTTGTGCAGTTTAACAGTTTCATCAAACAGCTCTTTGAAATATGATTCGTCCTCGCTTGACTCCGGCGCATCTGACCCGGCGTTCTTCTCGCCCGTCTGCCCCGCGTCGCTCGGCTCATCTTTCAGGAGCGTCTGAATACCTAATATCTTTGCTATGGTCTGGATGTCGTCAGCGATGCTCTTTACCGACTCGGCAAGCTCACGAATAACATCGTCAGTCTGCTTGGAAGCGCCGCTGTCTTCGATGCTCTTTACCGTTACAATCGACGCCTCGCCGCTCGTCTGCTCTGGCGCAGCTTCCTGCGCTTCGCCTTCGACGATACGGACCACGTCTGATTCTCCGGTCTCCATATACGCCTTCATCTTGACAAACTCGCCGTCATTTATCGCCCCGGCGTTTCTCGCCGAGACAAGCGCGTTGTAGTTTGATGGTACCGTGACGCCGGACAATTCGAGCAGCTCAGCCTTCGTATAGACTCTGCGCGGTTCGTTTTTCTCGGGATTGCCATCCTTCCACTCCATCGGAAGAAAACCAACCGACACCGCGTTAAGATATCCGTGCTTATACAGCTTATAAATCGTATCAGCGAACGGGTACACATCCCCGGTAGGGAATTCGACATCGAACATCAATCTCCCGTTATCCTTATCCTTCTTGACGTTAATCGCCTTTCCGATGGGAGGGCTGCTATGGTTATGCCCCCACAAGAATACGGGGTTGTCCTTGTATCGCTTGATATCCCATGCTGAAAGGTTTACCACTTCGTTGTCGCGGTCCCTGTCAGGCGTCGAGCCGACGAAGCTGATAATGCGCTTCCCTTCGTCTCCAGCCTTCGTGACCACGGATAAACATTTTCTGATTAAATCCATCGCCGTTACTCCTTACAAAACAGGC